ACGGCGCAATGCGCACCGCGCTTGGCGATGTATATGCGCCAAAATTTAATGAGTTAATTTCTAAATCCTTTTCTCAAAAAGAAATTGATGACTTTGTTTCTAGTTACATTAATCGCGCAGAAGATCCTGCCGTTAAGGATGTCTTAAAATCGTACCTTGAGAAAAAAGGTAATCTGCCAGAAGAAATTGGTGCCGAATATTTCAGACAGTTTCTGCAACAGAGAGAGAACCGCGACATTCTGTTGAGGGGTCAGCGCACTAAAAGTGGCGCCCTCATTAACGCTACCAAGAGCGCGATAGACTTCTCTCTTAATCGCCTTGGTGTTACCCAAGAGTCCTACAAGACCGGCTACAAGGGAATGGACAGGCTGGTAACCGAATTGATTGGTGCCAGAACAGCGATCAATAAATCTATTGCTAAGAACGGGGTGCCGCTGGCTGAGGTGCCATTAATGAAGATGCCTGCTCAAGAGATAGCCGTATGGGCCAAGACGCAGGGCCAGAGCGATGTCTTGCTGAAGGATGACGCTGGCAATGTAATCGGCGTAAAAACAGAAGACCAAGTGAACTTGCAGCGAGACCTGGCCAACAGCAAGGCCGCGGCAGATCTGGCTGATGTGCCAAGGGGTAAAAACAATCTTACGGATGCAGAGCTGGCCGTTTATCAAAAGTATTTACCACCCGAACACTTTGCTAGATTAGTCTACATTGTGGACGCAATTAATACCGGCAAGGTCATCAATGGTGACTACTTCCCGGCTACCTCTAAGGAGGGCGAAACATCAGTGTATGCCAGCCGCGGCATGACCACCCGAGACTTTGTTCCCTACGGCATCAAGGTGTCAAAGGCTGGAGCAATCTCTGTGATGGGTTTAGACATGACTCAACTACGGGCTAGGTTTGACGACTATATGTCTCGTCCCGGCGTTGATAAATTATGGGACGGCAACAAAGATGCCGCACTAATGGACGTGCAACTGTATGCTGAAAATCTATCGAAGGGAGATGCAGCCGTTCCAAGCGAGCAATTATTTGGCAAGAATAAGCGGGACGTGCTGAATAAGATTTTTGGCTTTGTTCCTACTAAGGCGATCCTAAAGGGTGGTGGGCTGGTTAATCCATCATCGCTTGGGACAAATGTTCGTGCTGAATCATCCGCTGGCCCAATGCAGATTGGGAAACCAGTTGATGCGTACTCTAACGACACTAGGCTAACGACCAGCTTTCGATTAGACCGACTAGGCCGTGTTAGCGACATCGGCCAATCTTTTCAATTTAACGAGGGCGGCAGCTATAAATTATCACAGGTTAACTTCCAAGTTGCCGAGAAGATTGGATCTGGCGAGGTCTGGCGGTCGAAGGACGACCAATACAAGATCATTGTTAAGGGCAACAAGCACGTCGTCTACAACGGCAACGATAAGATTGGCATATACGGTAACATTGCGGATGCCTCGTCTAAAATTTATAAAGTTCAAGATTCAAAGCAGAAGAATAACTTTGGTCTTGATGATAAAACATATCAAGATTTACGCCGATCTGCTTCTGATGTAAGATTTCTTCCAGTTGATAAACAGCCAGAAAATGTGCCGGTTGCGGGACGATTAACAGAAGGCCAAGCTCAATCGGTAAAAGAGTTAAGCGAGTTCTATCGTGCCGTAACACCTGCTCGCATTCCAGTACTAGAGAATGATGCGATTGAATCTTTATCTGCTCGATTAATTAATAAAGGAGTTCCTGTTGCAGATGCTCAACGCTTGGCTCTTGAAACATTTAATCGCGTAAAGGGTCACGTTACAGAGTCCGCTCAAGTAATCAGCGGCATTGGTGCTTCTGATATTGCCCGGATGGGTGGCACCGGAAGGCCGGCGGTAGAGACTAAAGAAACGGTTAATCCTGTCTGGTTAACATCTGCTTTCGAGGCTTTCAGGAATGACAATGACTTGGCCATGATGAAGGCTCAACAGGTTGCCAAGCAGCTCAACAAAGAGCAACAGGCTACGGCTATGACTGGTAAACTGGCGAAGGATGCCGTGGCCAGCTCTAAGCGAGCATCTACCATTGAACAAGGAACCGAGTTTTTGGTAGGTGAAATGAATGCAGACAAAAAAGCATTTGGATCAAGTTTAAGAGACGATGCAAATGCAGTTCCCCGTGTTTATGCTTCTGTTGTAGAAGGTCAAAAGTTTGGATCTCAAGGCAATTATAACGTATTCTTTGAGTGGGATAAATCATCGCCAATGGTTATCACCAGCCACCACCACTACGGTGTTGGCAATGGATTAACAGGCATTCATGCGTCTGCCAATGTCGGAGACAAGAATGCACGGTCTTTTGGTAATGTAACCAACGAGAATTATATTCCATTACCAAGCGGCAAAAAAGTTTTAGATACACCTTTGTTGGTAGGCAACGATGGCATTAATTCAATTCGGGCGCATCAACTGGTGGTAAGCATTCCAGAGTCTGCTTTGAGCAAGATTAGTTCACTTGCAAAAACAAACAATATTGAAGGTATTTCAAAAACGCTTGAGTCTGTAGCATACTCGCAGCTTGTCGGATCTAATAGCCAAGGGAAAACTCAAGCGTTTACATCGTCCGAAGGCGTAGGACCAAAGGTTGCCATTCAGAGAAACAGAACCGAAGCATACGTTTTAAATCCTGACTTGGCCAATGTTCGTCGTGTAACCATTGTTAGCAATAAACCAGAAGAGATACGAATTCTGACTAAGAATATTAACAATGCATTTAAAAACAACGGAGCAAAAACTCCAGAAATTACGGTTGTGTCAGCCGAAAGTGGACCGAGTTCTAATGTAGGTCGCGCAGCAATCACTGAGAATTATCGCAGGACGACGGGGAACGTGGCCTTCATGCCAGCCGATTCCGACTACATGGCAGCAGCAAATTCTGGCGACACAAAGGCCGCGCAGCAGATGGTAGATGATGCGGCTGCATTGTCTGGGTATTACCCAAATTTATTTTTTCACGGAACTCAACAAAAGTTTAACGTATTTAATGCTGCTGCAAATACAAGAAACGACTTTGGTAGATACGGTAAAGGATTTTATTTTACAAAAGATAAATATACCGCGGCTGTTTATGCTGGTAGAAATCCATTTAGCGGTAATCGCGAGGTAGATATCCCAAAAGGTGCAACAATACATTCTGTTTATTTGGATATAAAAAATCCGAAAATGGTAAAAGCTAAAGACATAGAGATGCCAACAACGGCGGCTGACGCAAAAGCAAGAACGCAAAAGTTAATAGAAGAAGGTTACGATGGTGTTATTGGTGTAGTGCATGGAAGAATAGAATCACAAAACACGGAATATGTAGTCTTTGATCCCTCTCAAATCAAATCTGCTGAGGCCATCACTCGCGATGACGCTGGAAATATCATTCCGTTGTCGCAGCGTTTTAACAAGGGCAGCGATGACACTCGGTTTATGCCGGCCATGCCTGATACGCCGGCATTCAAAACATGGTTTGGAGAAAGCAAGGTGATAGACGTTGAGGGCAAGCCACTCCGCGTCTACCACGGGACAAATAATGATTTTACTAAATTCAAGCGAAGCAGCCGCGGCGTGCTTGGTCCCGGTATTTATTTTGCGGACTCGCCAGAGCGTGCATCAAGTTACGCGCAGCGCGCGAGCACTGGAGGAAACCTGGTTCCCGCTTTTCTTCAGATTGAGAAGCCGCTGATTGTTGAGGGTGGCGAAGGTTACGATGTGCTGCTCAACGCCATTTACGGACGCACCTCTGTGTCCAAGAAGCGAGAAGCCTCACAAGGCAGCATCAGCAACATTGTGACATCAGCTGACATTCGTCGCCTTCGTAATATGGGACACGATGGGGTTATCTGGAGACACAAATCCGGTGACGAATACCTTGTCTTCGAGCCTACCCAAATTAAATCCGCGACCGGCAACTCTGGCGCGTTTGACACTACAAATCCTGACATCCGCTTCATGCCATCGGTAGAATTCTCAGCCCCCGAAAACCTACCGAACGGAAAGGTGTGGCGTGGCGAGAATGGGTATGCTATAATGCAAAAAGAAGGCGGGAAATTCCGCGTTCACTCACCCATCGGCTTAATCGGAATCGCGTCCTCTTACGAGGCGGCGGAGAAGATGGCCAGCAAACGTAACAATAAATGAACCTTGTAGACGCCCTATTCAATGCCGCTGGCGGCGGGATCTTCGGATCTGCCCTCCACTGTTTCACTGACTGGCTAGGCACGAAGAATAAGATCGCTTTGATGAATGCGCAGGTAAACGCGGCAGAGAAGACCGAGGCTTGGCGTTCATTTACAGAATCACAGAAAGACGCCCCTGCGCTGCAAATTCCGGCATCTGCCCCCGGCTGGATAGCTGGCACCTACCTTCTTGTCGATGGCATCAAGCAGCTCACTAGGCCGCTGCTGACATGGGCCGCGGTGGCGATGATCGTAATGGTTTATTCAAATTCCACGGTCGAGAAGCAGGGTGAGATATCAGCCGAGATTTTATTCGGCTCATTTACGGCAGTCTTCTGGTACTTCGGAGCGCGTTATAATAAGTCCAAGTGAAGACCACAATTGTTCATGGCCAGCATTCCTTAAATGGAAATGGCATGAGATTCTGGGCTTTTATTGGCACAAAAGAGTATTGGGTGACAAAAGAACATTTTGATTCTTTAACATTAAATGCTCTTAAAAATAAAAGAAAAAGATATAGTTTAAATCCAGAGAAATTTAAAAAATTATCTCAAATCTATAAAATAAATAATAGAGATAAAATATTAAATAGTTCTAAATTAAACGATTTAAAAAGGAAGAACGATCCCGACAGAATAGCGTGGAAAAAAAGATGGAGACGTAATTATTTAATTACAAATTCAAGTTTCCATATTGCGTGCAAATTGAGAACCAGAATAGCCGTTGCGTTAAAAAGACAAAACGCTGAAAAGTATTCCGGTTTGAACGATGTTTTGGGATGTTCTTGGGAGCATTTTATTAAACATTTAGAATCTAAATTTGTTTTTGGCATGACGTGGAACAACAGACCGCTTTGGCACATTGATCACATAAAACCATGTTGTTCATTTGATCTTACTAAACCGGAAGAACAAAGAATTTGTTTTAACTACACAAACCTTCAGCCTCTTTGGGCTAAAGATAATTTAATAAAAAACGGAAAGCATTGATATGAAAACGCTAGGCCTCTTTACCACGCACCGCGTTGAGATCGTCGCCAAGCTAGGCGAACCAATTAAATTTATTCCGTTCGGTGACATCCACCGAGACAGTGATATGTTTGCGCACGACCACTGGGAAAGGTTTCTGGTCCACGCAAAGAAGCAAAAGAAGGCAATTTTCTTGGGTATGGGAGACTACACGGATGGCGTATCGACGAGCGAGCGCATCGTGTTAAGCAACTCTGGAATGCACGACACCACCACGAACACGCTCAAGGATGTCTACAAGGGCGTGGCCAAAACGCTACACAACGAGCTGTCATTCATGAAGGGCAAGCTGATCGGTATGTTAGGTGGAAATCATTACTTTGATTTTGGCGATGGCGACACGACGGACCACGTTCTAGCGGCCAGCCTTGGAACAAAATTCTTGGGCGTGTGTTCGTTTATCCGCCTTTCGTTCCGCTTTGAGAACAAGGAAGGATCACGCGCATCATTGGATGTATTCGCGCACCACGGCAAAGGCGGAGGGTCCACGCCTGGTGGCCAATTTAACACCATCGAAAAAATGTCTACCACAGCGGACGCAGACTTCTATTTGATGGGCCACACTCACGGCAAGGGCTGCCTGCCCAGCACTCCCAGACTGACCCTGTCATCTACCGGACCCAAGGCCGAGCTATGCGTAAAAGAACGCACTCCTTGGCTAGGCAGAACAGGCTCATTTCTAAAGGCTTACGAGAATAACAAGGTCAGCTACAATGTGGATGCTGGCCGTTCGCCGGCGTCATTGGGCTGGATCGAGTTTGAGATCACGCCGATCCGCAACCGCAAGAACGGTCAGGACGTCATCGAGTTCGAGATCCGCGGTACGGCTTAAATAACCCAGCGTTAAGATAGTTGTTGACATGTGTTTTGGGCGGAGCCATGTTTGCGTCCTCGGAGGCAATCCGTCGCCGAGAGAACCCCAAAGAAACATGACAAACCAACCAACATTTAGTCTAGGTCAGTCCGTATGTTCCGCACCTAATTCTGGTGACGTTGAATTAATGCGTATGAAGTGGCACGCCGTGGTGACTGAAGTTAGAGAGTGCAAAACAACCACACCAGATGGTTACTGTTATGTCACCGTTGGTTTTTGGGATACAGAGAAGCGCAGCAAACGTGCTACTCTGCGTCAGTTGTGGAGCAATCACCTTGTACTTGATACTTCGGATAAAGCAATGCCTGCACTTCAATCATGAAATCTTTATTTTTATCTTTAGCAATCGCGGTGACCGCGCACGCCGCTCCGCCAGAAAAGTTCTGGGGTGCGCTTCATCAAATAGAAACTGGCGGCGCACTCGGCGCGACCATCGGTGACAATGGTGCCGCACTTGGTCCGTACCAGATTCACCGTGCTTATTTCAAGGACTCCAAAATCAAGGGCGACTACTTGCAGTGTTCCGACCTAACCTTTTCGCGCAAAGTGGTCTCTGCGTATCTTGCAATAAAAGCACCCAAGGCGTGGGCTGCTGGGGACTGCAACGTCCTATTTCGCACGCACAATGGCGGACCCGCCGCCATGAAAGCCACTGGACAGAAAAAGAAAAACCTTGATCGCTACAGCGCAAAGGCATTGGGTCTGATGAAATGAAGATCACGATTGCCATCGACCCCGGAGTTAGCGGCGGCATCGCTTGGGACAAGGACGGCCAACTTGGCACCTGTCCCATGCCAGCGGCTCAACCAGAGCTAGTAGAATTCTTTGGCCTACTCATTGCCGGCACGGTCAACCCCGTTGCTTGGATCGAGGACGTTCCAAAGTTCGTTGGCAAAATGATTCCATCTTCCACGACCGCTGTTCTCTTTTTTAACGTCGGCTACGTCGAGGGCGTGCTGGCGGCTAAGGGTGTTCGCATCGTCCGCGTCCGCCCACACGATTGGCAAAAACATTTCAGACTCGGCACAAAGAAAGACTGCTCTGGCACCACAGAGTGGAAGAACAAATTGAAGTCAGAGGCGATCCGTCGCTTCCCTACGCAGAAGGTCACGCTCGCCACCGCTGATGCGCTGCTCATTTTAGATTACGCACAAGAGAAGGGGCTGGCACCCAGTAACTGAGCCGCCAGCCCCAATGAACCCCATGAAACAGGGGTTCTTATACACGACAATTTCCCATGCAACAACAACAAACATATACTACGGGCGGAAACGCCCTTCTCGCCGTCGCGTCAAATGATGCGGACGTTTACACACGGATGTCAGATCCTCTCGCCGCTGTTAAACAGCTCGGCGAGATGATCGCAACCAGCGGCCTCTTTGGCTGCACTAAGGTGGAACAGGGTCAGGTTCTCGCGCTGCAATGTCTCGCAGAGCGCAAGCCTCCGCTTGAGCTGGCTAAGACCTATCACTTGATCGAGGGAAAGCTCTCGATGCGTTCCGACGCAATGCTGGCCAAATTCCAGATGTCAGGTGGACGTGTCGAGTGGCAGGTCCGCACCGACAAAGAAGTCACCGCGGTGTTCAGTCACAACAACAACAAGCTACCGTTCACGGTGCGCCTGGAGGACTTCGTCTCTAATGGCGTGGCAACCAGCCGGGACGGTAAGCTAAAAGATAACTGGCGCAAGTTTCCGCGTCAGATGCTCACGGCTCGCGTGATTAGTGAGGCAGTGCGCTTGCTCGCTCCAGAGATTGTCTTTGGCGTCTACACTCCCGAGGAGGTGCAGGACTTCTCGTCTGCTCCAGAGGTTAAGACCGTCAAGCCCGAGGTGGTGAAGCCTGAGCCTGCAAAGCTCGACAGCATTATCACGCCAGAGCTTGAGGCCGACGCAAATGCGTTCCTGATTGCTCGCACCTACATCCAAGTGGGCCAGACCTTCCGTGACGTTGCGCCTGACATGGCAGAACGCATCCTTGCAGCTCCACGCGCCTTCATTGAGGCAGTACAAGCGAGGGCATCAGCATGAACCCAGCAGGCCAAATCATACCCAATATGCCGGCTTGGGAATACCACCGCGACCCATCGATTTCCAAGTCTGGTCTCGATCAGTTCAGAAAGTCACCTGCGCACTTCCAAGCGTGGCTAAAAGAAGATCGTCAGCAGACGCCGGCGATGCGGATCGGCACGCTCACGCACTTGGCTGTGCTTGAGCCAGCTTCCTTCGATGAGAAGACGGTGATTGCTCCGCTGGTCGACAAGCGGACCAAGGAAGGCAAGTCTATCTGGGAGCAGTTCAAGGCCGAGCATGACGGCAAGGAAATCATCACGCTGGACGAGCATGAGCAGATCGTGGCCATGCGTGACAGCGTTAGGAAGCACCAGGCCGCAGGTAAACTTCTTGCCAAGGGCGGCTCGGAGATCTCGGTCTTCGCAACCTGCCCACAGACCAAGGTCATGATGAAGGGCCGGTTCGACTGGCTCGACGGCAACACAATAGTGGACCTCAAGACCACCGAGGACGCATCGCCAGATGGCTTTGCGAAGTCTGTGGCCAACTACCGCTACCACATCCAAGCCGCGCACTACATCGCGCTGGCCGGTCTGGTTGGCATCAAGGACGCGACGTTCAAGATGATCGCCGTGGAAAAGTCTGCACCATACGCCGTGGCGGTGTACGAGCTAGAAGCCGCGGATCTGATCTTGGCAGAGTCCGACCGCATCACGTTGCTGGAGATGTTCTCTTCATGCACTCAGTTCCAATCGTGGCCTGCCTACTCGCAGAACATCACAACAATTTCGTTGCCCCGTTGGGCGACAAAATCAAACCCATAAAACATATGTTTACCGTAGATCGCAAATCAGCCGAGTCGAAATCCTTCGACAAGCCCGGCACCTATTCCGTGGAGATTTCTTCCGTGGAAGCATCGCTCACCCCAAAGGGTGATTCAATCGTCAAGCTCGTCTTCCGTTCAGCGGACGGCAGCGTGGCTTCCGACAATATCTTGAATCGTGACACCACATGGTGGCGCGTGAATCAGTTGCTGTCGGCCTGCCCAAACGTGCAGATCGCAGATGGCGAGCAATTGGACTTCAGCAAGCGAGAGGTCTTCAATGATTTCCTTGCTAAGTTTAAGGGTCAGTCCCTCGACATTAAACTGGAGGAGGAAACCTACATGAAAGACGGCGAAGCCAAAAAAACTTTGCGCGTTCGTCGATTCCAGAAGTCAGCAGTCGCACCGTTCTAATTGTCGGCCATGCAGGGGCGCGACTGTTCAACGCGCACTAATTTTAAAACCCAATGACGATAACACTTAACGAAGCGGAGCAACGGCTCGCTAAGTTTTTGGCTAAGGGTCGCAGCGATGCTAATCGCGCCAGCAACACCCAGGACCGCAAAATGGGCAACCAGTCTGGCGAACTAACCGATCTTAATGGCATCGCAGCAGAGATCGCATTCTGCAAGATTCATAACGTCTATCCTGACCTTGAAATTAATGTTCACCCCGCCGCCGATTGCGTGCTGCACAGTGGTGAGGAGGTTGACGTTAAGACAACGCGGTACGCATCTGGCCGGCTGCTGGCGGTGCGCTGGAAGAAACCAAATGTGGATCTGTTCGCCCTTATGATTGGAGAGTTCCCGAGCTATCGTTACGCCGGGAGCATGACCGCGGCTGAATTATTAAAAGACGAAAGATTGCGCGACTTTGGGCATGGCCTGGGGTATGCGGCAGACCAATATGAATTACACTATCCATGAACAAATCCAGCAAATGAGCGCCACACCATTTTCGTGGCGTCACGAAATTGATGGCGATTAGCAACTAAATGAAAACACTCCCCCTAAGTAGTAAATGAATCTTAGACCATACCAAGTCCGCGCAGTAGATTTTTGCATAGGCCGCGCCAGAGCGTTCGTTATCGCTCCAGCGGGATCAGGCAAGACCATCATCGCCGCGGCTGCTATCAAAAGCGGAATGCAGTCAGACTCGCCGGCAGCGTTCACCGATCAGGCTCGCATCGTCTGGCTGGCCAATACGCGTGAGCAGGTCCAGCAGGCTCTGGATGCGGCGGACAAGTTTGGGATTAAGATCGAGGCGCACTGCGTAGCGGCGCAGCCCGACTGTTCATCTGCGCACGTCATTATTGTTGACGAGTGTCACCACCTACCGGCGGCCACTTGGTTACAGATTGTGACCGACTCAAACGCGGTCATCTGGGGCTTCTCCGCAACCCCCTTCGGTGACGACCCAGAGCGAAATGCCACGCTCAAGAAATTCTTCGGCGAGAATAATTTTGTCACCATCCCGCGTCAGGAGGTTCTCGACGGTGGATCAATCACCGCCGGCGAGGTCTACGTCCACGACCTTGATGAGCCTGGTCAGTTCGATTACTCAATTAACGACCAGACCGTGATCGAGACGATGCGTCGATGCCGGCGTTACCCAATGATACCAATCGACACGCACCAAAGCCGCGCCCGTTGGCAGTTCACCGCTGAAGCGATCCGCAACAATCACAAGCGCAACTACACGATAGCAAAGTTGGCTAATGATTCCCCGCAATCTGTGCTGGTCTTGGTGTCCACCGTAGAGCATGGAGAATTTCTCCAGCTTGCGATCCACGACTCCACGCTCGTCCACGCCAAGATACCCAAGAAGAAGCGCAGGGCCACCATCGAGGCATTCCGTGACGGCACGCTGCGCTGCATGATTGCGACCTCGCTGGCCGACGAAGGTCTTGACGTACCACGCGCTGCTGTGCTCATACTCGCATCAGGTGGAAGGTCAGCAGGAAAAATTGAGCAGCGTACCGGTCGCGTCATGCGGCCACACGCTGACAAAGATTTCGGCACCGTCCACGACTTCAAGGACCGCGGCGCATCGCTGGCACACTATCAATTTCTTTCTCGCATAAAAACCTACAAAAAACTTGGCTACAAAATTCATCCATGATCTTACGCTGCCCCCACTGCTCAGAAGTTATGATCGTCAACCCGGCGGCCATGCTCGGGGCGATCAAAACTAAGAAGAAAGCCCGTCAGTCGCGCATCAACGGCAAAAAGGGCGGGAGGCCCAAAAAGAAATGAGCGACTCACCGGAATCGAATTGCATGAGGACCTTTGAGTTCCTCATGAAAAAGTACAAGGACGAGATCGACCTCGACCTAAAAGTTCAAGGGAGCCACCCAGACCAGAAAGAGCACGACGCAATTTACAAGCTGTACTACGATAAAAAATTAACCATCCAGCAGATCAGCATCCGCTACCACCGCTCAAAGGCTTTCGTCTCCAAGATAGTTAACCGCAAACACAAATTATATAAACATG